GACCAGCCAACATAGTTTATCGGTCGTCTTGGGAACTTCGTGTAATGAAGTATTTGGATGAAAACAAAAATGTCGTATGGTGGGCTTCTGAAGAGTTGCCAATACCATACCGGTCGCCCATTGACCAGCAAATGCATCGTTATTTTCCAGATTTTGTTGCAAGAATTCGTCAAATAAATGGCAAAGAAACAACAATGGTTCTTGAGGTCAAGCCAGAAAGACAAACACAAAAACCAGTTCAAAAACGGCATACAAAAAAATTTCTACAAGAAGCCGCAGCATATGCCATAAACCAAGAGAAATGGCGTGCAGCTGACCTCTTTTGTAAAGAGCATGGTTGGCAGTTCAAAATAATCACGGAGAAAGACCTGGGACTCTGACATAAATAGTCAGATGGCCTATCTACTTGACCGCATACAAGCATCCTTAGCCAAAGAAGGATTAAAACCTCGCACCAATGCAGCGCGGGCTTGGATTCGTTCAAAAGTAAAAGACCTAAATTCTAAAACAGCCTTGATGCGTGCTCAAGAAAGAATGAGAACGAACACCATCATTGGCAAAATGTATTTCTTCTATTATGATCCAAAAACAAAAGATTCGTTGCCATATTACGACAGGTTCCCATTGGTTATACCAATAGAACAATACTCAGACGGTTTCTTAGGGTTGAATCTACATTACATTCACCCAAAGCAACGGATCGTCCTACTGGATAAATTGAGTAATACATTATCAAATAAACGCTATGATGAGCGAACAAAATTAAGAATTAATTACCAATTTTTGAAAGCTGCATCAACAGCGTTTGAAGCTATGCCATGCATTAAGAGGTATTTTTTTACAAATATAGATTCTCGTTTTTTAGAGATATCTGCTAATGAATGGGATATTGCCGTAATGTTGCCTATGGAAACATTTGTTGGCGCATCTACCAATAAAGTTTACGCAGAATCAAGGAAAAAATTCTAATGTCTTTTTCACCACAAATATTTCTTTCAAATATGAAAGCAAAAGGTGGCCCAGCTAAGCCATCTCGTTTTGAAGTAATTCTTCCAATACCAGCTTACATCAATAGCTTTGTGCAACAAAGTGTATTAGAAAAGATATTGAATATTCCAAATAGCGTTTTTACTACTGTTGAAGATGCTGTCAATAAAGCTTTTGGAAATAGCAGAGAAATTGACCAACAGGGCCTTTCTTCTAATGCTTCAATTTCAAGATATCTGGCACTTCAATGTGAGTCTGCTGAATTACCAGGCAAAACCTTACAAACCGCAGAAGTAAAAATATATGGCCCAACATTTAAAGTGCCATATCAAACAGCATATAATGACACTACTTTAACTTTCATATGCACAAATGAGTTTTATGAAAGAAAACTTTTTGACCGATGGCTTGAAGCTATTATGCCACCAGACACAAATAATTTGAGATATCCAAAAGATAATTCGTCAAGATACATGACAAACATCAAAATAATTCAATACGATGAACTAATTAAAAACATTTATTCAGTTGAGCTAATAGATGCTTTTCCAATTGGTATTGCAGCTCAACCTTTATCTTGGGCTGAAGAGGGGTTTCATCGTTTATCAGTTCAATTTGCATATCAAAGATACCAAGTAATATACAATGGTGGTTACGATTTGGCCAGAGCGGCTGGTGCTATATTTGGAACAGCAGGTAGTAGATTGTTTGACAAAGTTTCTGGTCAAGTAGGAAATACATTAGGGAGATTGTTTTTTTAACAAAGTGAGGAAATTATGTTACCAAAAATTGATGTACCAATTTATGATTTGACACTTCCATCAAATGGTAAAAAAGTTAGGTTTAGACCATTTCTTGTAAAAGAAGAAAAACTTTTTTTAATGGCAGCAGAGTCAAATGATGCTAAAACTGTAGTTAATACTATAAAACAAGTTTTACAAAATTGTTGTTTGACAGATATTGATATTGAAAAATTACCAATATTTGATATAGAATATTTTTTTATGAATCTTAGAGCAAGATCCGTAGGTGAAGTTGTTGAGTTAAATTATAGATGTATGAATGAGGTTGAAAAAGAAGGTGGCGAAAAAGAACAATGTAAAGGATTAGAAAAGTTCCAAGTTAATTTATTGGAAATTCAACCTACAAAGAATGAAACTCATCAAAATAAAATTCAAGTATCAGACAAACTTGGTATTTTTATGAAATATCCAAGCTTTGATTTATTTGATAGCTTTGATAATGAAATGAACAATGAAAACATAGTAGATTTAGTTATCAATTGTATTGATTATATTTACGATGAAAAAGAAGTTTACTATGCAAAAGATGTTTCTAAAGAAGAAATGGTTGAATTTGTTGATAGTCTTCCAAGAAAAACTCTTGATGAATTGAGAAACTTTTTTGAGACAATGCCTAAAATGTCAAAAAGATTACAGTTTAGTTGTAAAAAATGTGGTCATTCTGAAGATATTGATATAGAAGGCGTTCAAAATTTTTTCGTGTAGCTTTTTGTAATGAAAATTTAGGTAACTACTATCAGGTGAATTTTGCGATGATGCAGCATCACAAATATTCATTAACTGAGCTTGAAAATATGTTACCTTGGGAAAGAGATATTTACACAACAATGTTAATGCAATTTCTTGAAGCAGAAAATGAAAGAATAAAAAGTTTAAAAAGGTAAAAAATGGCAGAAAAACAATCAAGATTGTCTGAAATTTTTCAGTCTGAATTAAAAGGTGGCCGAGGAGCTGTTGGTGGTCTTACGACCGCTTTTGGAAAAAGAGCCCTTGAAAGAATTGATCCAAGAAACATTTTCTTTGGCGGCAAAGGTGTTGGTTCTTTAATGGGGCGTGCTATTTTTGGTAGAGGTTATAAAGCAACACCAGAGAAAATAACAAAATTAGCAACCACAGAAGCTGCAGCTCCAGCAACAGGTATGTCAGAGCGTGCAGAAATAGAATTGAAATTATTAAACAAAAACGCTGTTGTTTTGCCTATGATGGCCAGAGATATGAATTTGATGCGACAAAATATGGCAAAACTTGTTAAGTTACAAGGAGGCAAAGCCTCAACAAGAGCTGATATGTTTTTTATGCGAGCAAGAGAAAGAGAAGAAACAATAGAAGCACAAAGAGCAAAAGCTGGACCAAGAACTGAAAAAGTTTCACCCCAGATTGAAAAATCTGGTTTTAATCTAAAAAATATGTTAATATTTCTTGGTATCACAGCAATTGTTTCTATCATCACAAGTTTGGTAGCATTTTTTAACAAAGTTAAGGAAAAAATTGCAGAAGCTATACAAAAAGTAAAAGATTTCTTTGAAGATGTTTACGATGGCATTAAAGATGTAGGCACATTAATTTCAACAGGTTTTGCAAACTTAATTGACAATCTCAAGGCTGGTGTAAAAAATGCTTTGGCCACAGTAATAGAAACCGCAACTTCATTATTACCAGAAAGATTAAAAAAATATCTCGGTGTTGAAGAAACGGTAAAAGGTTTAAGAGAATCTGCAGCTCAAGACCAAGCTAAAGTAGAAACAAGAAGAGAAGAAAGAAAACAGGCTATACAAGAGCGAGAAAGTGTAAAAGAAACAAGTAGGGTTTTAAGAACAGTACCAGAAGAACAACAACAAAAACTTAGAAGTGAATTATCAGCTCAAGGAATTACAGATCCAAAAGCTCAAGCAAACATTCTCGCACAGGTCCAAAGAGAATCTGGATTCAAATCACAATCAGAAAATTTAAATTACTCTGGCGAAAAACTTTTTGAAATGTATGGGCCAGGAAATAAAGGCGGCAATAAAGTTAGATTTCAAACCCTTGATGAAGCAAAAGCGTTAGCTGCAAAAGGTCCAGAAGCTATTGGAAATGTAATTTATGGTGGCAGAATGGGTAATGCACCAGATGAAGGATTTAAATACAGAGGCAGAGGTTTAGTTCAATTAACCGGAAAAGAAAATTATAAAAAATATGGTGATATGATTGGTGTAGATTTGGTCAATAATCCAGATTTAGCAAATGATCCTGATATTGCTATGAAAATAGCAGCTGCATATTATAAAGATAAACAATCAAAAGGTGTGAATCTTCAAAACATCCAAGAAGTAAATCGTGCAACTGGATTTGCTGGTGGACCAGCAGAAGCAGCTAAGCGTGAACAATTAGCTCAAGCTTTTCTGCAACAACCAACAAAGGGCGCATTGATAAACACAGCATCAGCGGATATTTCTCAAGCTCGTATGCAAGTGGCAACAGCGCCAGTGGTTATTAACAATCAAAATAATAGCATGGCAAATAGGCCACAAACAATGACAAGTGGTACTGCTGATGTTTACAATACTGATTTTAACGAATTACTTTTGAGAAGCGTATAAAAAACCCCGCACAAGGCGGGGTTAGTTCACACGGCGGGAGTTTTTAACCTTGATTCGCCAAAGATTTAAAATAATCTAAATCTTCATCTTCAGCATTTGATGATGTATCAAACGGAACATCATCATTTTTCAAAACAGTATCAGACGCTTTTGATTTGGTTGCGGGTGTAGAACCATCAAAACCAAGAACCTTATCAAGCCGAGATTTCAGTTGGTCATATGATTTGAATTGTTTCTTTTCAACGAATTCTTTCAAACCATGCTCTTTCTTCCAGAGCTCTTCAAGTTTAGCATCATCACCATTAAAAAGAGCAGAGGCTTCTGCAAATTCTGATTTATCATAATTACGATAGCCTTCAACATTACGAATCTTTAGTTTGAAATTGGCACCTTCCCAAAAATCAAATGGGTTAACCGGTTTCTCATCTTCAAATTCAGGATTCATCGCTTCAGTAATCTTATCAAAGATTTTCTTACCAAATTTAAACAAGCGAATCTGGCCTTCATTTTCTTTATTGGCAGGATCAGAAACAATTAGAACATTAGCAATATAACTTAGCTTGCGCTTTTGTTTCCGAGCAATATCTTTGTTTGCTTCAATGCCAGAGTTCCATAATGTATTGTTGTGCTCACAAACTGGACATTTTTCATTGAGTGTTGTCAGACAGTTATCAATAAACCATCCGCCAGGTCCTTGAAAGCCGTGTGAGAAAACACGAACCCAAGGAAGAGCATCATCACCATCAACGGCAGGTGCAGGCAGAAAGCGAATAATCGCCATGCCGTTACCAGCTTTATCTACTTCAGGTTGCCAAAATCTTGTATCTTCTTTTGAACCGGCTTCAGAAGCCTGTGTGGTTGATTCAACAGCTTTCTTTAGTTTGTCAAATGAATTGCTGCTGCGTTTGAGGTTTGCGAAACTACTCATAGTATTTCCTTTCGTATAACGGAGTATAAAATTAATATAACGGATTATCCACTTTTTTTCATAATCAACTACTATTTACAAAACATCAATAATGTTTGGCAAATTCTTTATGATTTTTATTTCTAAATTGTATTAAAACTTTTTTTGCTTCTTCAATATCTTCAAATAATCCAAGATTATTTTGTTTATAATTTACGGTGCAACTTGCACGCCATTTATTAGATTTTTTATCCCAAGAAATTCCTTTTACACCAGATTTGTTGGTGATTCTTTTTTTTGAATTCCAAGCATTTTCTGCAATTGACGCTTGTCTCAAATTTTCTATTTTATTGTTTAATTTATTACCATCAATGTGGTCAACAACTTTAGGAAAATAACCATAATGATAGAAAAAAATTATTCTGTGTAATTTGTAAATTTTTCCAAGCAAACAAATATTTAAATAACCATTATCAGTAATTGTGCCAGCAATTCTTTCTTTTTTAGCTAATCTTCCAATTGATTTTTTCCAAATCAAATTACCGTCAACATACGCTAAGGTGTCATGCAAAAAATCTTTTGTTATTATCATATCATTTATTTAGTAGCGAGTCAAGCGTTTGAATTGTTTCTTTTACATCTTTGTGCAAAATC